ACTTCAAAGTCAATTGGTGGCTCTGTCGGAGGAGTGGGAGGCACATAAATTCCAGTCCCAGTCGGAGCAGACGGAGTTCCGGTTGGGCCGGTAAAGCCCTGCTGAAGAAGGCTTGGCTCAAGTGCCAGCTTTTGTAATTCCTCTGTTTTGCGAAGGTTTGCAACGATCTTATCCAGTTCGTCAAAATTAATGCCGCTAGTATCAATCGGCTCAATACCTTCCACAAAAATGTTTGAGGAGTAATCAGGAGCAGGTCGGTTCTCCGGCATTGAAACCGGCGCGTTGTATTCCGCAGAAGGGCCATAAATAGGTTCTTCCGGCAGCGAAGTTAAAGCGCCGACAGCAGACTCTTCGGAACGCGCTGTTTGTGAGCCGTAATCTCTACCTTCGCTTTTCCCGTAAAGCGCATAATGACGCATGGCTTCTTGCGGGGTATCTAATCCAGATATAACAAGATCTCTGTTTGATGGCGCATTTAAATAAGACTGCCAATCAAAGTCTTCGGGTATGACAGAAGGATCAAAATCTATACCAGCGCCCCATTCGGAAACGGCGGCAGGTTCTTCTTTATAGTACGGCTCTTCTGGCAAAAAACGATCTGCTTCAAAAAAACTATCTACTTCGCCGCCATCAGCGTAGCCTTGAGACAAAGGCCCGTAGACCGTCTCCTCAGCATTCGGGATCGTGCCGTAAGTGTAGTAGTTAGCCATAGTTCACCTAGTCCAAAACTTGATAGAAGCGAAGCGCCCATTCACGCCAGTCATCAAACTGATAAGGCGACGGCGGATTCAGCTGCGAAATTCCGTTAATACCAACCAGTCCTGCTGCCCAGTTTTGCCACTCTGACTTATCGTAAAGCTGGGGAATAACCGCATACTCATCCAAATCTAAACAAAGCGAATCAGCCCAAGACTGCAAATCAATGCCACGCGGATCTACGATTCTATGAGTCATGGATTTTCTCCAAGGACCGTACCCGTAGCCGGTTCGATGTGAGCAATCACCTGACCCATCTGATAGTTTCCGCCCAGCGTGTTGCTTTCAAACCGGAATCGCATCTCACGACGGATCTCACGGAAGTACACCAACTGTTCTTGACGGTCGTTAGGCGTAGCGTAAATAGTCTTTGGATCGCTAGTGACTTCGCCAGACTTAGCGTTAGCTCGACCCGTAATTTGCACAGTCATGTTTCCGGACTGCACAAAGTCTGGCTCCATAAACTCAACGCGAATAGCCATGTTTTGTGGCTGCTCTGACGCAATGAGAGACATATCTGCCGTCTCAAAATACGACTGAATAGGTCTTACCGCAGGTCCATTGACTTCATCGGTGCCGTATTCATGCTGCCACACCACATAACCCTTAGGATCATTAATGATGCGAGGCTGATCATCTTCTGTAACTCGGCGCTCTGTGGTCTGAGTTCCGCGAAACTGAGTTAGCTCGGTATCAATGACACCAATGACAAGAGGCGAGCTGAATACCTGAGCATACATTCCGGCGGATCGACCGCTATTCGGAAGCTCTGTGTCATACCACGTATTCTCGCGCACGTTATAGATCACGGCATGAGTGCACTCGGTTGCATTACCACGCGGGTAACACCACCAAATCTCACCCCAACGCGGAACCTTAAACGCAAATACTTTCTGGCGCTGAGAGTAGTTCAGGTTGTCGTAGAACCAGTTTAGATTCAAGCTGTTCGGAACTTCTCGAACGACACCGTTGAACATCAAGAATCGGTCAACGCCGCACCAGAAATAAATACCGTCGTACTCAATCACACTTTGCGAAGAGAGAATGCTTGACTGCGAAGTAATGGTGTCAAACTGAAACACAGCAGCGCCGCCAACGTAGACAGCACGAACCACCGAGTCTAAAGACCAGAAAAGCCCAGACGGGGAATTACCAGCGCCGCCTCTAAGCGGTAAGCCTTTGACAATCTTTTGACTGGTAACACGCGCTTGACCAGCATCGCCGCCAGACCAATCGTCCGTATATCCTGCTCTGCTCCACTGAACAAAGCCGTCTGAACCGTAAGCAAACACATACGGGGCAAGAGCAACGATACCGCCAGAAACGGTTACCGCTGGAACAGGTAAAAGCTCTCCAGTTCCGTTGTCGTAGCCTGCAAACAATTGGCCTGCCGCATCAGAAGAAATGTCTTCAACGTTGGGAGCTACGTGAGCCAATATTTCGTTTTGATCGTTTGTGGTGTTATACGCCACATCAAACTGCCAAAGATTATTGACGTTGGCGACGTACCCACCATCAGTTCGATTGGTGACAATGCTGGACTGGCCGTTTTGACTCAGACGAAATCGAAACACACCATCTGATGTGCCGATGTGCACGTATGTATATGCATTATGGTTGTGAATATGCATACCACGAGCAATACCATCCAAGTTATCTTGTAGCGCACGATACCCGCCCATCTTTCTGGGCAGTCCACGCTGAAAGCGGACCCATTGCCCGTCTACATAAAAGTTACCTTCAAACTTCGTTCCGTCCCGCTTAATTCCGGGTTCAGAACGAACGATGATCGGCTGAAGCGGCATTAGTAAGATCCACCCTCAATCGGGTCAAGGCCCAAAGCAATTTGAGCGGCAGAAGTGGTTGCAGCGGTAAACACAGCGTTACCAATAGAGGTTGCGCCCAAGTTAGTTCTAGCGCCGCTAGCGGTTGTTGCGCCCGTACCACCCTGACTGACCGCAATAGGAATACTCAGAGCTGCGGTATCAGCGTCAACAACATTAGTGCCGTCGCAATAAAAGATAGCTCGTGCGCCAGCATTAATCGTAACGCCGGGACTGGGTTGGGCAGCGGTTCTAACCCCAAGAACGTATGAACCCGAGGTTTGATTGCTAATCCAGTATTGCTGAACTGTAGTCGGGACAATAATGTCGCGATCACCCGTTAGTGTTCCAGTAAATACATAAGCTGTTCTATTTAGCTCGGCAGTTGACAGGGTGTAGTTACCGCTGCCAGAGATGTCGATCTGGATTAGAGAAAAGGCATAAACAGAGGACTGACCAAAACCAATAGTCCAGAATTCAATCCCATCAGTAATAACAATTGCGCTATCACCGGGGGACAGCGTAAGCGTTGCATTGCCGTTGATCGTTTCAACGCCTGCCGGGTTAAGCGTAAGGTCGCCAGTTCCCGCATTGCGAACATTAACAAACCAATCGCTACCTACCGTGGCGGCAGCGTCAAATGACAAAGTACCAGCACCACCATTCCAAACCAGCGCCTTTGCACGATCACTTGTGCCGGTGGTGTAGTTGTTGTTAAACGTGCTGACCGGGATAGATTGATTAAGCGTTGTCGCAATTGCCTTGATACCAAGGCCAGCCAAAGCAGCAGCGTTAGTGGAAGAGATAGAAGCGCCATATTGAAACGAGCGCCACGATCCCGATGCCGTGCTGTTGTTGGTTAAGTAAATCTGGAACGTCGTGCCAGACTGAGGAGCGCAGATCGTGACTCCAGTGCTGCTAACAACAGTAAAGTCATACGAGCCAATGTTATTGAATAAAACGGTCTGGCCGTTCCCAGCCTCCGTCGCATCAGGCATCGTAATGACAAGGCTGCTGGCGGTCGGATTGACATCCATGATGGATGCCACGACATCGGTTGATGGAGCCGTTTCGAGCGGCCAGTCCAGAACCTGATCAATCGTCAGCGATACATAGCGGTACGAGACATCGCTCGGGTAGATGTTCGTTCCACCGAAAGTGTTTGTATAAGTAGTCACTTATGCCTCCCGGCGATTCGTGGACCGGTCAACAATCTTTTGTAGATCCTCGCCATTGAGCGCGGCGAGCGAGCGGTCGTAGTAAGCCTGCCACAATTGAACGCGCTGATCGTCCTTCACGAACGGCGTAGCCTCCACCAGCGATCCATACAGGAGCAGGTTTGGCGCGAACTCGGTCAGCCAGTTGGTCTGGTTTACGTCATCCAACAGCGGCGGAAGTTCGTAATACAGGATCTCCATCGGGTAATCCGCAGCCGGGGTCGGCGCAAAGATCCAGTGCTTGTAGTCGTAGTCCGCGTAAAACAGAGGCTGACCAGTCGTTGTCTCATTCGGCCAGTAGCTACGGACGTATTCGTAAGATCGCGGGAAGACCGGTGTGTGGACGTTGTAGTTCGTCCCGGTACCGAAGTTGATGCTGATGGTGTCGCGCCAGCGATCCGGCTTGGCGTAGACCGCTACCCCAGATTGCATGGTGGTATTGACCACCGTTTGAAACCCCTGAATCTTGAGTTCACGGGCAATCCGGCGCTCGGCTAGGGTAATCAGCCGGGGAATTTGCTCATAAACGATAGGGTCCGTCGCGCCACCTCTTTCAAGGTAGTTACGGATGTCCACTTGCAAGCTGGTAAATGTCATCGACGCAGGCATACACCTCTCCTTAGTCCCGCGTCTTACCAGTCGGGCAAGACTATTTGGGCACGATTATACCCTAATTACGACAAATATAGCCTCTGCTCGTC